CAAAGAAAAGTTCAGGTTTGAAATTACTATTTGCAATTATCAATTTGTTCGCGGTAACGGCGCTTACATCCCGGTAACTCCACTCATCTATCCTACCTGTCGATCCTATTTCGACCCCATCAAAAACACACTGCCAACCACGAGGCTCAAAGAACCCTTAAAGGCGATTTCGCGGGTCAGACCCTAGAAACAGTGTGCTTATGGTGGAGTCGCCGGGTACCGCCCCCGGGTCCAGTATAGTCGTCAAATTGCTTCAACGTTACAGTTTATTTATACACTACTTTTGTTGTTGTGTCAAGAAGTTTTTAGCAATATTTTTATTAGTAGTCATTAATAAAATCTTATCGTTTTCATCAACGACAAGGTATTTTTTATTACGCTGTTCTAATCTCATAGTTTAGTAATACACTACCATTTGGGCATTGTCAAGAGTTTTCTTTGACTGCGAATAGCATCCATTAATCTTGTAAGTTGTTTTGTGTTATCATATGGATTATTTTGATGGTGTGTGCTACGCCATTGTGTGCTGTCGTTACACTGCTTTGAAAATTCTTTGTGTAATAGTTGATCTAAATATTCTAAATCTGTTTCGCTAAGTTGCGCTATTTTTGAAGTGACCATATTTTTCCTCCCAGGCACGTTCGAACTGTTCGCTGTAGTCAGAGAGAGGCGCACCGTTTGCTCCATCTGCCCATAGGCGTTTGAAGTAACTTTCTGCGCAACTCATAACTGTTTGTGGTGTAGCTTCAAGATGGCCTTTGACCATGAAGAATATTCTATATTCTTCTTTAAGATCGCTAGCATCAATGACTTTTAGCATTGTAACCTTTCATTGCTGTGGTAACAATTGTATTTACTCATAACTTCACATATTGCGCTAACATTGGTAATTTTCGACTGTACAATCTAGAAGCTCACCGAAAGACAACTCTGCTTTCTCTTCTGACAAAGAGATTGCGTTTTTTGAAAACACATCGTTATCATCGTCAGAGTCTCCTAGTAGTACTGCTAGCTCTTCTTCGGTAATACTTTCACCTCGGTGATAGGCTTCATGCAGAAACCCTACAACAAATAAGTCAGTACAAAGTGCAATATCTTCAATAGAGTTTGTTAATATATAAGAAAGAACTTGTCCTCTTATATCATCGAATGCTGCCATACGTTCAGCAATACGATTTAGATAGTCAATATTTTCTTGGTCCATTAAACCCTCTTAGGTATAAAAACTGAATTAAGAATAATTCTATATGGTGAATTAACAGGCGGACTGCTTGAATGAAATCTATTTGAATTAAACAATAGAGCTCTGCCTGCCTTTGGTTCAATCCTAGCTATTTCTTGTAAATCGTCTTCGCCTTCATGCACTCTTTTATCATAGAGCACAGTTTCTCCATCTGCGTCATTTACATAAAACACCATGCTAATGCACTCATCTTGCGGTACATCAATATGTGGCGGATTTGCACCTATCATTGATTCTGGCTGAGGCCAAGTAAGGTTAGCCTTTATCCTTCCCAAAGCATCGAAACTATATCCTGTCCTATCTTCTAAGAAATTAAAAATAGTTCGAGCTTCGGAAAATAAAGAATTATTAATACCGGCTTCATTACTAAACAACAACAGAGTAAGCATTGGGCAGTCATTATATTTTCCTGCATACTTTTCTATTAGTTCGTCATCTAGTGTGCCATGGGCAAATGCCCAGTGATCTCTTGCACGAAAATCCATATGAATTTGTTCAAGAAATCCCTTAGGTACAAGATTATCTATTACTAAATATTCTTTACCATTCAGCATTACATATCATTCTTACGTTCTTGGATTTCTTTACGGCGATCTTTTGTAAGTTTGCCTAAATCACCTAGTGCTTTACGAGCACGAGTTGCCGCTGCCTTTACATTCTTTTCATCAAATGTTTTTGCTTCGGTCAAGTAGTTATTAAATGCTTGTACGATTTCGTCATGTATTGTATTATTCATTTTTATCTCCTGTAATAATAGTATAAATTTCTTTCCAATTCTTTACACGAGGAATATCTCCTGTGTAATATTCATTGAAATCATGATCAATTAACAATGAGTTCAACCCAAACCTAACGCCACACTCGGCATTCTCTGGTTTGTCTTCTATCCACCAACATCCGGTACCTTCATATTTGATTAGTTCATCATCTTTGTCTGCACCTGTGTCTAGATATACATACTTCTCAAATGCTGTATCACCGAACAGCTCACGCAAGTTCTTTGTACGCAGATGACATGCATATTGGTCTTTACTGAGGCTTGTTATGGCATGGAAAATATACCCATGCTCTTCATGTAATTTTCTTACATACTTAATTGCATCACGCAACGGTGGAAGTTTTCTAATGGCTGCACTTTCGTTAAACATTCTTATCAAACGTTTAGCTTCTGTACGTTCCATTCCGTATTTAAGATCCATATCATACTGGCCTTCTTCGACAACAGTGTATCCGTGTCGTGCCATCCATTGATCAAAAGCGTATAACCAGTCAAGGATAACGCCATCACAGTCTGTAAGTATTACTTTGTTCTTCATAATTTGCCTCTCTAATTGCCTATTGTGTTAGTAGCATAACATAGGTTTTAGAGTTTGTCAAGTAATTAATTTTCTATATAAACTGTAGATGCTGAACTTGTGATTTCTCCGTTGTTACACGAAACAGTTTCGCCTAGGAAAGTAATAAGTTTGTTTTCAGCATAGACAGTGCCATTGGCTGTTTGAACAGTTCCTATATGCGGCTTGCAAGGGAAGGTATAAATTGGATTACCGTCTCCGTCTGTTCCTGTTCGAGTTCTCGTAGGAATAGTATGCGATACTGTAGGGTCACCTAACCTTGATACAAGCTGTCCTTCAGCATAAACTGTACTTTGACCAAAGTTAAGGGTAGTTGTAGTATCACAGCTATGTCCTGTTGTACAAGTATCTGTTTTTCTAGCAACTAAACCGCCCATAATTATAACTCCTAAGCCATTTGGATCCCTGTAGATCCTGCAACATATTGTTTGGCCATTTCATTATCAGTCTTATGAACAAACAATAGCATACTTTTATTTATTTTAAGTTTGCTATCTGGATGTGTAGTAATACACCATGGTGCTAATCCTACGCCGTTGCCTGATGCCATAAGAGTCATTGGCTTTTGTACAATAATTTCGCTTGCTTTTTCTTCAACAAATCGAGCAACAATTTCTTCGCCGGCCATAGTTTTCATAGTAACTGTATCGTTTTGTTTATATGGTGCTTCGATAATCATAATGTGTCTCCTGTTCCTGTGTAGTTTGTATCTTCAATATATGCTGTAAATTGTTCGTAGCCGCCTACTTTAAGTCCATTGACTACTATCTGCGGGAATGTACGTGCTTCTGGAAACTCTGTAAGCACTTCTTCTCTGTCAAAGTCTTTTCCAAGTTCTCTGTATTCAAAATCGTATCCACGCTGTTCGCACAATGCTTTTGCTTTAGTACATGACGGACATGCTGGCTTTCCCCATATATAAATCATAAGCTGAATCCTTTAAATGTGTCTTCCGAAACGTCCTGTTTAGTGCCGCCGCTTACATAAGAACTAATCTCTGTTTCCTGCGGTGCAACTTGCACTTCAGCGCCGCTAATCCATTTTTGTGTCCATGGTAACGGATTGCTTTTCATATTGTATGGAGATTTAAGATTAACATTATTCATACGACGAGTACAAATAAATTCAATATACTGTCCTAGTAGTTCAGTGTTCAACCCAATCATTGATCCATCTTTGAACAAATACTCTGCCCATGATTTTTCTTGATCAACTGCATCAACAAACATCTGAATACACTCTTCTTCTGTTTCTTCAGCAATCTTAATAAAGTCCGGATCGTCCTTCTTTAGAAGTTTCAGCAACATTTGTGTCGAAGCAAGATGCAAGTTCTCATCTCGTGCAATCAACTTAATAATTTTAGCATTGCCTTCCATTTTCTTTAGTTCTGCGAATGCCCATGAACATGCAAAGCTAACATAAAAACGCACACCTTCTAGGATATTAACACTCATTAGTGTAAGCCATAACAGTTTCTTTAGCTCATAAAGATTAACAGTAACCTTTTTACCATTTACTGTATGTGTGCCTACACCTAATAGATTATAATAACTACTCAGTTCAATCAATTCATCATAGTATTTTGAAATGTCTTCTGCACAATCTACAATAGGTCCAATAGACATAAGTTCATCGAAGATTTTAGATGGATTGTTATATACATTACGAATAATATGTGTATATGATCGTGCGTGAATTGTTTCACTAAAGGTCCATGTTTGGATCCAGTTCTCAATCTCTGGTAACGAAACGATAGGAGTAAATGCTTCTACAGGTGCTCGCCCTTGCACACTGTCTAGTAGGATTTGACGTTTTAAATTTGCTGTAAAGATATGTCGCTCGTGTTCTGTAAGAGCTTTAAAGTCTTTAGCATCTTGATAGATATCTACTTCTTCTGGACGCCAAAAGAACCCTAGCTGTTTATCTGTCAGCTGATCAAACTGTTTGTATTTTAGTGTGTCGTAACGTTGGATTGTAGGGCCGCCGCTCGGGTCTAAGAAAGCTGTAACTTTTGTATGATCGACCCTGTTTTGTACGTCAAAAACGCTCATGTGTGTATCCTCTTTTATATCTATAGTTGAATATAACATGCCCTTACGAGCATGTCAAGTATTAAATTGTGCAGCTTTCGCACTCTTCGGCATCTTCGATATGATAACCATTTGTTTGTGCAACTGGTTGCTCTGCATCTGCTGTCATTTTATCTGTATCAAGTTCGCCTTGGCCGTCATATGTATTAAAATAATACAATTGCTTTCCGCCTAGTTTATAGAACATCAACAAGTGTTGTAACATAACACTCATAGGAATCTTTTCATCATCGTAAAATGTTGGGTTGTAACTTGTATTAACTGATATACCTTGGTCAATGTATTTTTGTAACACTGCCATAATTTTAATATAACCCTCAGGAGATTGTTGATCCCATAATAAATCATACTTGTTCTTTAGACGTTTGAACTCTGGCACAACCTGCTTTAGAACACCGTGCTTTGATTGCTTTACACTAATAAGCGAACGTGGCGGCTCGATGCCGTTGGTTGCATTTGCAATCTGTGCTGATGTCTCACTTGGCATAAGTGCCATTAGTGTTGAGTTACGGATGCCTGTGTCTTTGAGTTGCTCACGTAGTCCTTCCCAGTCCATACGCTCTACATGCGGAATGATCTCGTCTAATGCTTTTGCGTATGTTTGATTAGGTGTAATGCCATGTCCGTACTTTGTTTCCATTACGCCGCTCGGTGCGCCTTGCTCTACTGCTAGGTCTGCACTTGCTTTGATTAGATAGTAACTCCATGCTTCTGCATACTCATCTACTAGTGCAAGTCCATCTGCATCAATGCCTTGATATGTAAGATCGTGCTTGGCTAGAAAATATGCAAAGTTGATAATACCGATGCCCAACGGACGGCGTTTCTCTGTAGATAGTTGTGCTGCTACGATAGGATAGTTCTGATAAGATAGCAATGCATCTAATCCACGAACTGCTAAACGTGCTACTTTTTCAAAGTCACTTGGCTGTTTAATGTTGCCCCAGTTGATAGCACTTAGAGTACATAGGCTAATCTCACCTTCTGGATCATTAAGATCTTTCAACGGCTTTGTTGGTAAGTCAATTTCTGCGCATAAGTTTGATTGTTTAATAGGTGCAACGTCAGGAAGGAATGCGCCGTGATCGTTAGCATTATCAACATTCTGTAGATAGATACGACCTGTATTCTTACGCTCTTCCATAAAGCTACTGAATAAAGTTGCGGCTTTAACTGTTTTCTTACGTAGCTTTGTATTACGTTCTGCTGTTTCGTATAGTCTGCGAAACTCATCTTGGTCTGCATAAAATGCATCATAAAGTCCAGGCACATCTGCAGGCGAGAAAAGAGTTATATCGCCGCCTGTGATAAGTCTTTCGTACATAAGTTTATTAAACTGCACACCGTAATCCATGTGACGCACACGATTTTCTTCTGTACCTTTGTTGTTCTTTAGCACTAGCATTTCTTCTGCTTCATAATGCCAAATAGGATAATAAATTGTAGCTGCTCCGCCACGCACACCGCCTTGGCTACATGACTTTGTTGCTGCTTGAAACATTTTATAGAAAGGAATAATACCTGTATGGTAAGCATCGCCCTTACGAATAGGCGAGCCAATAGCTCTAATACTGCCGCCGCCGATGCCAATACCAGCTTTTTGACTTACATACTTAACAACACTAGCACTAGTAGCATTAATACTATCGAGACTGTCGTCAGTTTCAATAAGAACACAACTGCTAAACTGACGCTGAGGAGTACGAACCCCGGCCATAACAGGAGTAGGCAAACTAATATCGTGAAGACTAATAGCATCGTAATACTCCTTTACCCAACGCAGTCTTGTTTCTTTTGGATAGTTATGAAAAAGAGTTGCGGCAATTAAAATATAGCACATCTGAGGTGTTTCGAATATCTCTTTAGTTACTCTATTCTGACAAAGATATTTGCCACGTAGCTGTTCCATAGCAACATAGGTTAGATTCTCATCACGCTCGTGTTTTATGAATGAATCAATCTTTTCCCACTCGTCATCGTCATAGTAAGAAATGAGGTCAGGATCGTAAAAGCCTGCTTCGGTATTCCTTTGCACAAGTTCTTTAACTGTGCATGGTTCGTAATCATCATAAACTTGTTTGCGTAGTGCATAGTTAATAAGACGTCCGCCTACAAATTGATAGTTAGGTGTTTCTTCTGAAATAAGATCTGCTGCTGCTTTAATTAAAGTTTCTTGAATATCATTTGTATTCATACCGTTATAAAATTGGATTTGACTTTTGATTTCTACTTCACTTGGACTAACACCAGTTATATCATTACACGCATAAAAAACAACTTTGTGTAGTTTTTCAATGTCTAGTGGTTCTTTGCGTCCGTCTCGTTTAGTAACTTGAATCATTATCGTGTTCCTCTTTCTATGTATAGTGAAATATTTATTGGATCTGTGGCATTGCGAAACGCTTTTCGAATATCAAATTACTCGGCAAATTTGAAATAAGAGTAGGCTTCATGTTATCATATCCAATACATGTTGTGTCAAAAAATAAAAGATAGGAAACATCTTGTTTATCCTTATCTTGTATTATGTTTATCTCGAATACCTCATGGGTAAAACGTTCAGTTAATTGTAAAGTGTAGCATATTGCAAGAATCTTAACAAAGGAACAATAATTATTTTCCTCTATCATTTCCCACGGAGTAGGCCAGCTTTCCTTGTTGTATGGATCAGCTGCTACTCTAACTTCTGGAATATCTTTCCAAAAATCTAGGCAAAGCCGGAGGGGTTCTTCAGACTCTTCTATATCGTCTCTAAGCTTCCGCCATTCAACAAGTCGATTTTCATATTTGGTGTTAAACATTACGCCACGTGTGTTTTAGTATTAATTTTCCAGTATAGGTCAGCATCATCAGCTGTAGTTGAGTTTAACACATAAACCTCGATTGTGTCAAGTGTTCCGTCCATATTTCTGTCAGAAAATTGCACACTAAACTCTAATGATTCTAACCACGTAGCATTTCCAGTATAAGTTGTATCATCTACTAATTGTATTTTGTTTGTAATAGGGTTTGCAACAATTTCAATTGTTCCTTGACGTGTTGCATCTTTTACATTACTTGCATATAAGTAATCTATTTCAAACGCCTTTGTTCCATCTGCAGGCAATCTGTAAATAAGACTAGGTTCAAAACTAGATTCACTTAAAGTAATGTTATTAGTGTAACTAGATGAAACAATAGCATTTCCTTCTACTTCTGGGACATATGGTAAGTTCAAACCAAATGTTGTTTGATCATAGCTCTGCGCACTAGTTCTTGAAAAGTAATCGTTAGTGCTTTCATTACCAACTGCGTCAAATCTTATGACACTATATCTAGGATTTGTATTATCAGCGCCGCCATCATTGCCTACACTGATATATCTATTGTTTGAACTAAGATTGTTTTGACCATTCTTAACTGACAGACCGTGTTGTTCAATATCATCAAATACACAGTTAAGAACATTGTTGTTTGATGGACCAATAAACTGTCCTGACACACCTAAGTCTGTGTTTTCACCAAAGCGAACTCCGTGTCCTAAGTGATAGAATCTACAACCTGTCCATATGTTACCAGCAATATCATATTCAGATACAACTCCGTAACTAAAATCTGATATAGTTATA